ACCGCAAGGGTGATGTGGAGGATCAGGAGAGGGCGTTCGGGGAGATTCACGTCTACGGGGTCGATATGGCCCAAGACAGCGAGTACAGCCACCAGCGCCCCTCATGCGAGGCGGCGATTGGCTTCGCCCGCGGACTCGGCATCAAGGTATGGATCCCGCCGACGAGCGATCTGATGGCGGTGCCGTTCATCTACGGCTTCGAGGGTTCAGGGCAGCAGATGCGCGCCAAGATGGACGCCCGCATCGGCGAACTAAAGGTGCAGGCCGACGGCCACCGTGCAATTGGCAACAACGCCAAGGTGGCCACCGCCGCCTTCATCGCGGTCTGCAACGAATTTGCGGCTATTGTGAACAAGCATGTCGCCCTGAACGTCCAGCACCCGATCCTTGAAGACCTCAAGGCGCGTATCAGCGAGTTGCAGCCTGAGATTCAGAAAGCAAATCAGACGGCCGAGCAAAACCTCATGAGAGCGGCGATGCTCGATGGTGCGCACGATGATTCGAGCTATTGGCGTCGCGCTCATACCGGTACGTGAGACTCGTCGTTTTCGGCCACGACCTTTGCGGCGGGTTGAACAAGAAACCCAAGAAGAAGAAGTCATACAAGGCGGGCAAGCGCGTCGTGGAGACGGCTAGCCGCCGGATCGAGACCCGATAATGACAGCGACGGCGATTTCCTACGCGACCTCGTCTGACATGGGCGAGGTCATAGAGAACCTTCAGTCATCGACAGGCCTCGCCGTCGCGGCCCTCGGGTCCATCCTGGCCCGCGCCTCGCGGGCTATTGACACCTACACGGGCCGCAGGTTCTACACCTCAAGCACCGACGAGACCAAGTCGTTCGACGGCCCGCGCTGGAATCGCAACCCGTACGAACCGGCGCCCGGACTCGCCTACTGGTACGGCTCGCGGCGCTGGATGCCGAACCTCGACATCGTCTCGATCACCACGCTTCAGCTCGCGGTCGGGACGAACGACGCCGCCAACGGCATCTACACGACGATCAACTCGGCCGACTACTACCTTGAGCCGACCGACCGCCGTGATGGCTGGCCAGCGCTGTGGCTTGAGATGAGCGATTCCCCGATTGGCACATACACCACGGCATCCTTCTCGTGGTTCTCTCCGGGCAAGAACACGATCAAGGTGACCGCGAAGTTCGGTTGGAACACCACATCCTCAACTGGCGTGCCGGACGACATCAAGGAATGCACCATTGAGCTCGCCGTCCGCATGTGGCGGGCCCGCGATGCGGGCTTCTCTGACGTGGTCGGCATCGACAACATGGGCACTGCGGTCGTTTCCAGGGCCATGCCGGCGAGCGTCCGCATGATTCTGGACAACTACCGGCGCATCTCGGTCGTATGAACATCTCGATTGAGATTCAGGGGCTCGATCAGTTCAAGAGTCGCATCGGTAATCACCAGAACATCATCACGTCCGAGCTGAAGAGGGCCGAGAAGCAGGGACTGACCGTCATCCGCGACGAGGCCAAGTCCGGTGCTGCCGCTTTCTCCAATGTCCTGCCGCAATCGATCAGGATCGAAGTCGCGGCCGGTGGCCTGGAGGGCATCGTCGGCTCTGTCGCCAAGACTGCCCTTTCAATCCACGAGGGCCGCAGCCCGGGCCACGCTCCGTCCTACGCGGCCATCGAGCGGTGGCTCCAGCACAAGGGCTCAGGCGCGGCGCAACTCATCAGGGGTCGCCGTTATGTGAAGGCGCGCGGGGCCGCGGCTCGCGATCAGCATGACGAGGCGGTGGTGATCGTCAATGCCATCCGTCAATCGGGCACCAAGCCGCTGCCGTTCGTCCTTCCTGCCGCCGCCGCATCGAAGGACCGGGTGATGCGCGAATTCGACGCAGCAGTGACTCGGGCGCTCAAGCGATTCGTGGGTAAGTCATGACCGACATCGCCGCAGTTCGCTCCGGTCTGTACTTCGTGCTCACGAACTACGTTACGAACCTCACTGCGGCCTCGCATGTCTTCAAGTACGCGCCTTCCAGCCCGCCCGATACCTACCCCTTCGCCTACATCTCGATGCGGGAAGGCGAGATTACGGGGGCCGAGGGCCAGGTCTGGCGCTACGCGGGACATCGCGACACGCAGCATCAGGTCTACGTCACGCTCTGCTTCTCGCTCCAGTCCGATTTGGCAGATGCCGAAAAGAATGCTGAGGGCTACATCAAGAAGATCGTCGATGCGATCGACCTGCACCAGACGCTTAACGGCACTGTCTCGTCGGCCAGCGTCAGCAATTACGAGGTGGTCGAGGTCAAGCTGCGGCCATCAGATCCACAGTCCTACTACGGCGTTCGTTTCAATATTTGGGTTCTCGAAATCGAAGAAGGCACGCTTACAGGTGCCTAAAGAGGTGAACTAGTGTCTCCATCATTCGGTACCTGGCGGGCTTATATCGGTTTCGGCACCGAATCCACGTCACCGTATGGGTCAACCGCCACCGCAACGATCTACATCCCAGCGCTCAGTTATGACTCCTACGTGGACGACCAGGGTGTCGTGCTTGACGATTCCCCTCGCGCCGTTCCCACGAAGGTGCAGAATGCCTACGCGGGCGCTCGGCAGGGTTCGTGGTCAGCCACGTTCCCCTACTACCCCAACGAGTGCGCGCGGTTCTGGCCCCGTCTGAACGGCAGCACGGATTCTGTCGGCACATCGTCCGACCAGGGCTGGCCGCATACATTCGTGATGAACTCAAGCTCCAACCCATACACGGACACGGTGATCATGTTCACCGGTTCCACGGCGACCGAGCGTCGCTTCTCTGGCTCTGCTTACACCGGCCTGGACTTCAAATTCAGCCGCGCCAGCGGCATGGCGACGGTCAAGGTATCGGCTATCTCCGCCGCGCCATCGACTGTGATTACGACTGAGCAGTCGCCGACGTGGCCCGGCGCCACGACCGGCACAGGCTTCAACTCGCCGTTCCGCGGCTGGCAGGCGGTCTTCGACATCGGCGGCACCACGCAGACGTCCCTGCTCGACTTCGAGTTCAACGTCACCCGTGAGGCTGAGCTGATCTATGCCGCCAATAACTCCCAGCGGCCATCGGGTGTGGAGTTCGGCGCGCTCGATGCCAAGGGCAAGATAAGTTTCTACGCCTCGACAGAGAAGCCGTACACCGACTATCAGGCCCTGTCGAAGCAATCTATGGGCCTTGTCCTGCAAGATGCCCTTCCTGGCTCTACGACGAACAAACTCACGATCCAGATCTCGAAGTTCGTCTTCACTAAGGTCACGCCTGACCTCAGCGGGACATATCTCAAGTACGACGCCGAGTTCCAGTGTCTGCATTCCTCGTCCGCCGGCACCGACTCCGGGCCGTTCAGCATCTTCACGACCATCACGTCCAGCGCCGCGAGCACTGCGTAATGGCAACGAAGATTCATGTGGACCTGTCAGAAGACGGCCTTGAGGGGCAATGGATCGACGTTGCGAATATTCTTCTCAAGTCCCCGCGTCAATTCCAGGTCGTCCAAGATCTGGCGAACGATACGTCTGCGGGTAAAGCATTCATCGCCGCGACCATCACCGCATGGCATGTCAAGAATCCCATCACGGGCGAGCCGCTGCCCGCCCCGGACTCACCAGACCTGGATCTCGATGACCTGCCCATGATCGTGTCCGTCCGATTTCAGGAAACGGTCAAGGCGCAGATGGACTCCATCGGCCCAAAAGCGACCAGCTCCGCGAACAGCTGAGGTCGTACTTCTTTCACGATGGGGGCATAGAGGCTGCCTACATCGCCCCACCCCCTGGTGAGTATGTGGACATGGCTAACCAGCGCGCCCTTTGGCAGTCCTTCGGACTGCGGCCAGACGACATGACTGTCGTCGATTACGTAGAAAAGCTAGCCATGCTCCAGGCCGAGGCCGACGCGGAGCGCGCAAAGAGGAAGTCATAAGTGGCAATCAATCAGACCCTTGCCATAATTCTAAAAGCTCAGGACGAGACTAAGAGCGCCTTCAACTCCCTCAACAACAACATGAACTCCCTCAAGAACGCGGCCAAGGCGTTGGTTGCCGCGCTCGCGTTCAGGGATGTCATCGACTCGACAAACCAGCTGGGTCAGCAGATTGACTTGCTACGCGATAACCTCGGCATCAGCGCGCAGGAAGCATCGCGACTCAATTACGCCGCGCGAGTCGTCGGCTCATCCGCAGAGGAAGTCTCTACCGCATTTGGCGCTCTCAACCGCAAACTCATTGAGCAGATCCCACTAATCAAGCAAGGCAAGTCTGATTTCGACAAATGGGGTGTCGCAGCCACAGACGCTCAAGGCAACATCCTTTCCTTCCCCCAGGTCATCGACAATGTTCGCGCCGCCATGCGCGCGGCCACCCCGGGCATCGAGCGCAACGGCATCGCGATGGAGCTAATGGGCAAGAGCGGGCGCCAGCTGAATGACCTAATGATGCTGACCGATAAGCAGTTTGCCGCCCTTGCTCAAGAAGCCCAAGACCTCGGTCTGATCTTCGATGAGGTCGGCGTTGACAACATGGAACAGTTCCAGCGGAACCTGA